CTTGAGCAAGCCGGCGCACTCCTGGCCCGTCACGTAAACGCTGTTGACCGGGTTAAGCCCTTGCGAGGCGCCCGCTAGTTCGGTCGCATCGAAATTGTAATGCGGGCTACAGCCGACATAGCGGTCTTCAGCGCCCATAGAGGCGCTGAATCAAAGGGGGCGTTCATATTGGTTGCCGCCTGTCCGAAAGATGACCGCCTCCTGCTTCGCCCAAGGCAGATCAATCGCAGACCATAAGTCCTTAAGCCTGGCGGCCGGAGCATTCCGCTCAATCAGCAGCTTGTGGAGCACGGCGGGCGAGAGATAAGCCAGTCTCACAACCCGACCGACATAGGCAGCGGTAAACCCCTCAGCAGTGGCTATGTCCTGGTTGCAGGAGGCTTCCCCGGTCTCCAATTTGCGTTTCCAGCTCCATGCAAGCGCAATGGCGCGCATTATGTGCGGGTCTACGCCGCCATTGTCGTCATCAGCGACATAGTCATCAGGCGGCGCAATGCGCGGCCGCCCGTTCCGCTTTCGGATCACGAGTGGGATAAAGACCGTGGTGATGCCGGCGGCTCCGCTCATGCGGCTTTGTCCAGCTTGGGCAATTGCAACATGTCGCTGACCAACGAACTAAGCCCGCTTGTCCGCAGATCAAGCGACATGCCTTCCTTGCTGATGACAACGCGTTCGATGAGCAGCCGGGCTGTGCGGTCCTGCTCTGCCGGGAACAGATTGTCCCAAAAGCTGTCGAAGGTCGCCAGCGCTTCGGCTACATCCTTCTCGGTGAGGCCCGATCTCGCAGCACTGAGTGCAGCGCACGCCTTGGCTGCAATTTCGGGCGTGCGCAGCAGCTGGCGGATCTTCTGAATGACCGCGCTTTCGATGACGCCCGCGTTGAGGCGCACGATCGAGTACTGGCCTTCGGTGCCACGGTTCCGCAAGGCGTCCATTGAGATGTAATAGCGATAGAGCTTCTCACCCTTACGTGTATGCGTCGGCGTCATCGCAACGCCGGTGTCGGTGAAGATAAGTCCCTTGAGCATAGCCGGTGTCTGCGCGCGGGTGTTGTTGGCTCGAACGCGGGGAATGATTTTCAAGATGGAGTGGACTTTATCCCAGAGCGGCTGGCCGATGATCGCTTGATGCTCGCCAGGGTAGCTCGTGCCATTATGAACAGCTTCACCAAGATAAACCCGATTGCGGAACAGCTTGTAGAGGAAGCCTTTGTCAATCGGCCGGCCGCGCTTGTTGGTGATGCCTTTGCGGACAAGCTCGCGGGTGAGCCTGGTGGCTGATCCCAACTCGACAAAGCGCTCGAAGATGTAGCGGATCTGTGCCGCTTCCGCCTCGTTGATCACCAGCTTGCGGTCGATGGCGTCGTAGCCCCACGGCACAAATCCGCCCATCCACATGCCCTTGGCTCGGCTGGCAGCAATCTTGTCGCGGATGCGCTCGCCAGTCACTTCCCGCTCGAACTGGGCAAATGACAACAGGACATTAAGCGTCAGGCGCCCCATGCTGGTTGTCGTGTTGAATGACTGGGTGACCGAGACAAAGGTCACCTTATGCTCGTCGAACACCTCGACCAGTTTGGCAAAGTCCATCAACGAGCGGGACAGGCGGTCGATCTTGTAGACGACAATCACATCGACGAGCCCGTCCCGGATGTCCTCCAGCAGGTTCCGGAGGCCCGGGCGGTCGAGATTGCCACCGGAGTACCCGCCGTCGTCATAACCTTCGCGCATTGCACGCCAGCCTTCAGCGCGCTGGCTGGCGATGTAGGCCTCGCAGGCCTCGCGCTGGGCATCGAGGCTGTTGAACTCCTGCTCGAGCCCTTCTTCAGATGATTTGCGGGTGTAGATGGCGCAGCGAATGCGGCGGGGTGCTTCGGGCGTGCTCATCGTGCACCTCGCTCAGCCGCGCGGAGGCCGAAGAAACGATATCCGTTCCAGTTGGTTCCGGTAATGGTCTTGGCGATTGCCGAGAGCGATTTGAACCGCTGCCCTTGCCAGTCGAACCCGTCCTTCATCACAGTGACTGTATGCTCGGTTCCGTTCCAACCGCGCACAAGGCGGGTGCCGATGATCGGGTTGCGCGGATCGGCGATCACGGATTTGCGGACCTTTTTGCCTTCGTATTCGTCGGCCAGGGCATCGAGAGTCCTGACCAGCGCCTTGCTCATGCCGCCAAAGGCCAGTTCCTGTATCCGGTAGGACAGCCGCTGGATCATGAACTGGCTGCTGTTGTTAGGTGCTTCACTGCCCATGAGCTTCGCCCATTCGGCCTTGAGCTCTTTCACAGTCATGGTCTTCAGCGCGGCCAGGCGCGCAAGGACCTGCGAATCATCATATTTCTGCATTAGCGTTCTCCAACTCGGGGGCGTCCCCGAGTTCGACTCACGCTCTTGGTGGGCGGGATAGCGAGCGAACTATCTCCGTGTATTGCAGATATAGAACTGGACTTCGCGTGCATCCGGATGATGCCAGCAGCAATGATCCGCCCCAACTCGGTGAAGCGTTCGTCGTCGGTCATGGTGTCGACTGGGTTTAGGCTCTCGCCCGCGGAGATGTCGTGCATTGCAGTTCAGTCCTTTGAGGGTCTGAACACATCTACTTTCCCGAGGGGGAAAGCGTCCCATCGGTTGTCTTTAAGGGCGCCTTAAGCGGCTAAAACATCTCACGCCCATACCAGCGTATGCGCCCAACGATGTTCACCTCGTCTGCCGAGCAGTCGTAGGGTGGGTAGCGCGTATTGTCGGATATGATCTGCACCCGTGGCGGGTCGCTCATCGGCACATGCTCGAGCCGCTTGGCAACCAGCCCCAGCCCATCATGAAGGACGAAGATGCCCGGCGGCTGGGGGATCTTCTGCGACATGTCGACCAGCACGGTGTCTCCGTCCTCCAGGGTGGGCAGCATGCTGTCTCCCTCAACCTGCATGACGCGGAGCATCGACGGGGCTGCTTTCAGGCGGTCCTTGATCCAGGCCCGGCGGAAGTGAAAGTCACGGCCCGGCTTGCCGTCCTCTTCCAGGATTGATCCGCCTCCCATCGAAGGGCGAGCGTTGACGTAAGCAATGCCGATGAAGTCGGATTCTGCGCCTTCGTCGAGAGGTGTTTCTCCCTGAACGTCACCCTGGCCATGGAGCAACCACTCGACGTCCACCTTCACCGCCGCGGCAATACTCTTGAGGCGCTCGAGGTTGGGGTACTGCGAGCGCCCCCGGATGATGTCGTAGACAAAGGACCGGTTTACGCCGGCGAGCGAGGCAACGTCGGCAGCATTCATGCCAAGCTGGCGAATGCGCGCGCGCAGACGTTCCTGCAGAGTTGTCGACATATCTATCCTCAAAAAATTGACGAGTGTGGATAGAGCAGGATTGCGAGCCTCCTGTCAAGCTGATATGAGAACATTTGCGGAACAAAAGGAATCGCAGATGGGGCGCATCAAGAAGGATTATCACGAGCTCGACGAACTCATTGCCCGTTGGAATATGTCTGAGTCCGACCTCCGCTACGTTGTCGAGAATGGCAAGCTGCCGCTGTCCGTGCGCATTTATGCGCGGTCTATGGAGCTTGGCACCTATGAACAAGAGGACTGGGGCCAGATGCCAGTCGCGTATCAAGAGGTGATATTCGATGGCGTCGCCGACCTGGAACGTTACGATATCTATCGCCTGTTTCTCGAGGGTGAGGTGAACCCCACCGACTTCTCGCTGCCTAATGGCGACTACGCCAAGCTGACGTACGACCGTGATGCGCGGACGATCAAGCGAGCTGATCTTCTGGTGCGAGACGATGCCCGTATCCAGTTCGAGCAGGAAGTTCTTGGTACGCTTGGCCACCCTGAACAGGTGCCCCCCGACTTCCGCCGGTTCTTCCTTGGGGACGACCTCTGGGAATTTACCGAGATGCAGGCCCGCAGCATCAGCTTTCTCTATGAGGCTGCCAAGCGCGGCGAACCCGAACAGCACTGCCGCAAGATCCTGGAAGCCGCGTGTTCCGCTTCGGAAAAGATCGGCCACCTGTTCTCCACGCGTAATGACTGGCAGGACATTGTCCTCAAGGCCCCTGGCCGGCGCGGCTGGTATTATCTGGAACCGCGGGTGGTGATCGCCATGTCCTGCTGACGAGATCATGCCATGTTTCGACCTGAAATCAGCCTGCCTCGAGCGGGCTTTTTCGTGTCCGTTGCGCAAGGCGATTCGTGTTCCCTGCCGGGGGCAGGGCGGCGACTGGTTGGCAGTTGGGAGGGAGATGGTCGGTGGGAAGTCGGTAAAGGTTGGGAGGTCGCAACGGCAGCCCAAAAAGTCACGGTAATTCATTGGTGTAAGGTTGGCGGGCGCGCCACCCACTTCGGTGACGACCGCCTCCCATATCTTCTCCTAGTCCTGTTTCATCAAGAAAAAACAGGACGACACCATGAAGACATATCTCACCCAGCAGCAGCTCGGCATGCGCTGGTGCATCTCCCCCAAAACCCTGCGTCAGTGGTTCCTGCTCGGCTGGGGCCCGCAGGTTCAACGCGTCGGCAACACCTGCCTTTATGATCTGGATGCCGTGCTTGCCTGGGAAGGCGGTGCAGCGTGAACAGCGCCGATCTTGCCATCATCCAGCGCGAAGCGGACACAGCGGCAAAGCGACTGGCACGCCGGCTCGATCTCTCGGCTGATGCCCGCTGCGACATCTGCCAGGAACTCCTGGTCGATCTGCTGGCCCGGCTTCGCAGCTTTGATCCGGCCCGCGGCACCCTTGGAGCATTCGCCGGGCGCATCGTCGCCAACCAGTCCTGCTGCATTGCCAAAAGGATCCTGCGCGAACGCCGGATGACGCCGTGCTCACTGGATCAGGACGACAGCGGGCTGCGGCCGGACTGCATCCCGGAAGATCATGGCTTGTGTGCCTTGTTCGGGCAGCCGGCCGATGCGCGCCGCGAGGTCGAAGCACGCCTCGATGTCGCACGCTGCGGATCCCGTCTGACTGCAGCCGAAGCAGCGCTGTGCGGCTGGCTCGCCGAGCATCCTGTCGCCGAGCTTGTGCGTCAGGGACTGGGCAGCCGTAGCAGCATCTACCGCCGCATCACTGAGCTGCGCGCGCTCTTCGCCGCCTGCGGCCTTGCGAGTGCCTGAGACACTTTTCCCGCTCCCCCAGTAGAGGTGAAGATGACCAACATTTCCCCCATCAAACCATCGGGCAGTAAATCCGACAAGGTCTCGCTCAACGAACTCCAGCTGTGCATGTGGCTGGGTGATGCGGCCCCGGGTGACACCCTCGAGTATCACCGCGGGTTCCTCGTCAAGGACATCGACACCGGCTCGAAACAGCGCCTCAAAGAGCCTGATCGCACGATCCTCGAGCGGCTGGCGAGCCGGGCTCGCTGGGCGGCCGAACGCGGCTTTGCCCATCTCGTCCAGCGCCGGATCGCGCCTGAGCAGTTCAGTTACCTGCTGATCGCCCGGCCGCGAGCGCCCGATGCGCGAAGCCCGCTCGCCTTCATCGAACTGGCTGCAGCGGCCTGATCCCAACCCCCACCAGAACGGAGCGCATTTTTTCATGTCTCTACCCATTATCAGCGCCGACCAGCGCCTTGCCGAACCGCGCGGCATCAAGGGCGTCATTTTCGGCAAGTCCGGCATCGGCAAGACCAGTCTGCTCTGGTCGCTTGAGCCGGCCAAGACCCTTTTCTTCGACCTTGAGGCGGGCGATCTCGCCATTGAAGGCTGGGGCGGCGACACCATTCGTCCCCGCACCTGGGAAGAATGCCGCGACTTTGCGGTCTTCATCGGCGGCCCCAATCCCTCGCTGCGCGATGATCAGGTTTACAGCCAGGCCCATTTCGATGCGGTCTGCGCGAGGTTCGGTAGCCCCTCATCGCTCGATCGCTACGACACGGTGTTCATCGACAGCATTACGGTCGCCGGCCGTCTCTGCTTCCAGTGGTGCAAGGGGCAGCCCGAGGCGACATCCGACAAGTCAGGCAAGCCCGATGTGCGCGGCGCCTACGGTCTGCACGGCCGCGAAATGATCGGCTGGCTGACCCACCTGCAGCATACTCGGGCCAAGAATATCTGGTTCGTGGGAATCCTCGACGAGAAGCTCGACGACTTCAATCGCAAGGTGTTCCAGCCGCAGATCGACGGTGCGAAGACCGGCCTCGAACTCCCGGGCATCGTCGATGAAGTGCTCACCATGGCCGAGGTCAAGGACGAGGCGGGCACCGCTTCGCGCGCCTTCATCTGCCAGACCCTCAACCCGTGGAGCTATCCGGCGAAAGATCGCTCCGGCCGGCTGGCCCTGCTCGAAGAGCCTCACTTGGGGCGCCTCATGACCAAGATCCGCGGGCCCGTTGTGCCCGCCACGCAGCGCCTCGAGTTCGGCCTGCCCGAAGCGCCCATCGCGCCTGCATCCCCCCAATACCCCAACCAGAACTGATCAAGGAGACCCGATATGGGCAGCTGGAATGATTTTAACGACGCCAAGCAGACGACCAACCTGATCCCGAAGGGGACGCTGGCTAAGGTCCACATGACCATCCGCCCGGGTGGGTTTGATGACCCGGCCCAGGGCTGGACTGGCGGCTATGCGACGCGCGGCACGACGGGCGCGGTCTATCTCAATGTCGAATACACGGTGCTCGAGGGGCCCTTCGCCCGGCGCAAGGTGTTCAGCATGATTGGGCTGCATAGCCCGAAGGGTCCGGAATGGGCAAACATGGGGCGCGGGTTCATCCGCTCGATCCTCAACTCCTCGCGCGGCCTTTCCGACAAGCACGATACCCCTGAAGCACAGGCGGCTCGCAGGATCAGCGGCTTTGCCGATCTCGATGGGATCGAGTTTGTCGCGAAGATCGATGTCGGCACCGACAGCAATGGCGATGAGAAGAACGACATCCGCACGGCCGTCACCCCGGATCACCGCGAATATGCGGCCCTGATGGGATCGGCACAGCACCCGGGCGCAGCGACTTACGCCGCGCCGCCCCAGTCCGCTCCCGCCACCGGTGGGCGCCCTGCCTGGGCTCAATAAGGAGGCGCCGCGATGATCCTTCGCCCCCGTCAGTCCCTGTTTGTCGAGCGCAGCCTGTCTGCGCTCGATATTCACGGCAACACTCTGGGTGTGGCGCCAACCGGCACCGGCAAGACCATCATCCTCTCGGCCGTTACGGGCAAGAAGCTCGATGGCGGGGCTGGGAAGGCGTGTGTCCTTGCGCACCGCGATGAGCTCACGAGCCAGAACCGCGACAAGTTCACCCGCGTCAATCCCGGCATGACGACCTCGGTTGTCGATGCCAATTCCAAGGACTGGCAGGGCCAGGTCACATTCGCGATGGCCCCGACGCTGTCGCGCCCCGCCAATCTCGAGGAGATGCCCTCGCTCGACCTCTTGGTTATTGACGAGGCGCATCACGCTGTCGCTGACAGCTATCGGCGCATCATTGACCGAGTGCTTCACCTCAATCCCATGGCCCGGATCTACGGGGTTACGGCAACGCCCAACCGTGGCGATCGCAAGGGGCTACGGGACATTTTCACCAATGTCGCTGACCAGATCCGCATCGGCGAGCTGATCGAATCCGGCCATCTCGTCCGGCCGCGCACTTTCGTCATCGACGTGGGCGTACGTGAAGAGCTGAATAAGGTCCGCAAGACAGCCTCCGACTTCGACATGAGCGCTGTTGATGCGATCATGAACAAGGAGCCGGTTACCGATCAGGTGATCGCGCACTGGAAAGAGCATGCTGGCGATCGGCAGACGGTCGTGTTCTGCTCGACCGTCGACCATGCGTTCAATGTCGCAGCTGCGTTTCGCCAGCATGGTGTCACGACGATTGTTGTCCATGGTGAGATGGCGGAAGCCGATCGCCGCCGTTTGCTCGCCACCTATGATGCGGGCGAGGCGCAGGTCGTGGTCAATGTTGCGGTGCTCACCGAAGGGTGGGACCACCCGCCGACCTCCTGTGTGGTTCTGCTGCGCCCCAGCTCGTTCAAGTCGACTATGATTCAGATGGTCGGCCGGGGCCTAAGGATTGTGAACCCGGAAGAATACCCCGGTGTGGTGAAGACCGACTGTGTCGTGCTCGACTTCGGTACCTCGACGCTGCTCCATGGCACGCTCGATCAGGATGTGGATCTTGAGGGCTACATCGGTGAGGACAAGGAATGTCCCGAGTGCGGCGCCACGGTCCCGCACGGAACTCACGAATGTCCGATCTGCGCCTGTCTCCTGCCGGTTCAGGACCGAATGGAAGGGGAAGGCGAAGCCGGAGCCAAGCAGTCCGGCCAGCTCGACAGCTTCATTATGACCGAGATCGACCTTCTGGGCCGATCGAATTTCCAGTGGGTCGATGTTTTCGGCGATGAGGCAGCTTTTGTTGCCAGTGGATTTCATGCCTGGAGCGGCGCGTTCTTTCTGGATGGACGCTGGTACGCAGTCGGCGGGCGCTCGAAGCGCCAGCCGCACTTGCTGGCGATCGGCGAGCGCAGCGTTTGCCTTGCAGCCGCAGACGACTGGCTCAACGAATATGAGACCGACGAAAGCGCGCACAAGACCCGCGGCTGGCTTCGCCAACCTCCAAGCGATCGGCAACTGGCCTACCTGCCGCCCGAGTATCGCAACGACTTTGGGCTCACCCGGTATCATGCCTCCGCGCTGCTCTCGGTCCGCTTTAACCAGGACGCCATTCGTCGCCTGATCCGCGCGGCGGAACCACAGCCTCTGTCGCTTGCCGCGTGATGGAGGCCACCCATGCAACCCGGTTCTCCAGCCAATCTCACCGCCGAGGCGCGGCTGCGCCGCTGGCATCCGCGCGGGGTGCTCTGCGCCATCTGCCGGCGCCCGGCATCGGGCTTCGGCTGGCTGGGGCCCCAACGAACCAAACACTCCGGGCCTGACGTCTGGTTCTGCTCGATGAGCTGCCAGAGTTTCTTCCACGCCCGAGCACGAAAGGTGCCCGATATGGTTGATCTTACCCCCCTCGAAAATGCTGCCATCGAAGCCGGGCTCGAGCCGGTTGCGAAGATGCTTGATGGCATCGGCTGGAATGTGCCGCCCGCTGCCTGGACCAGAGACCAGATGCTCGGGCTCATCCTGGCCGGGATCGAAGGGTTTCAGGAGGCGATGCGCGTGGCCGCCGCCCAGCCTGCTCCAATCACTTCAGCGGACTGCCCATTCTGATGCTGGACTTCAATCACCGCCCCACGATCGCCGATCGCCTCAACGCACTGGTCGATGAGCGACTCGTTGCCGACAATGCCAATCGCAGCCCCCGGGATTATCTCGGCGGCTCGCGGGTCGGCGTGGCCTGTGAACGCGCGCTTCAGTTCGAGTTTACTGCCACCCCTAAGGACGCAGGCAGCGACTTCTCGGGCCGGACCTTGCGCATCTTTGCCATTGGTCACGTGCTCGAAGACCTGGCGATTGCCTGGTTGCGTAGTGCTGGGATCGAGATTTTCACCCGCAAGGGCAATCGACCGGACGGGGAGCAGTTTGGCTTCTCGGCTGCTGGTGGCCGTCTGCGCGGCCATGTCGACGGCATCATCACCCATGCACCGGAAACGCTTGGTCTCGGATCGCCTGCGCTCTGGGAGTGCAAGACCATGAACGCAAAGAACTGGCGTTCGTGCGTCAAGGACGGCGTCACCAAATCAAAACCCGTCTATGCAGCCCAGATTGCGCTCTATCAGGCCTATATGGAGCCGAGCGTTCCCGGCATTGCTGCATCGCCTGCGCTGTTCACTGCGATCAACAAGGATACTGCCGAACTTCACCACGAGCTGGTCCCGTTCAATGCCGAACTCGCCCAGACCATGAGCGACAAGGCAGTGCGCATCCTGCAGGCGACTGATGCCGGCGAACTGCTCCCGCGCCTCACCAACAATCCCGACTTCTTCGAGTGCCGTTTCTGCTCGTGGGCCGCGCGCTGCTGGGAGATGCCTCGGTGAGCGAGGACAACATCGTCCACTTCAATCCATGGCGCGATTTCAATGACGCTGAGGCACTCGAGGAGCTCTACCTCGAGCCCGACCGCGCGCAGATCGAAGCTTTTCTCGATGTGGTCTTTGACTATTGCGACGGCCTGATCCCGGTTCGCAGCTTCGTCGAGAAGGGTCAGGGGCTTGAGGGCAAGCCCAACAATATCTGGATCGATGCCGATGGCTCTGCGCCTGAGAAGCTCGTCACCTTCGCCAACTGGGCCGGGCGCGAGGGCGCGGCCGTCTATGTGATCCCGGGCACGGTTGCCGAGAGCGGTCAGGCAAAGTCAGCCGATGTAGCGGCCATGCAGGCGATCGTGGTCGATATCGACACGGGCGATGTCGGGGGCAAGCTTGCCTATCTGACGCAGCATCTGGGCGAGCCCAGCCTTGTCGTCGAAAGCGGCGGGCGCACGGCTGAAGGAGCGCAAAAGCTCCATGTCTGGTGGAAGCTATCCGAGCCTGCCACCGGCAGCGACGTCGAGCAGGTCTGCGCGCTTCGTGGGACCATCGCGTCCAAGGTTGCCGGCGACACGCATTTTCGCTCCGCGCACCAGCCGATCCGGGTTCCGGGCACGATTTACCACAAGGGCGGCAATCAGCGGCTGGTCCAGATCCTGCGCCATAAATCCGGCCATGAAGTAGACCTCGCCGCAATTGCCGAAGCGGTAGCCGCGATGCCGGCCATGCCCGGGATCGGCAGCGACGCGGCTGTGCCTGACGCAAAGCCCTCGATCAGCGATGTGCTGACAACGGCGGTGCACGAAGGCGGCGCGGATAGCTGGTCGCGCTTTGAGGGTGCGAGTGCGGCCATCGGCCACTTCATCCGTCAGGTGCACGAAGGCCGGATCAGCCCGGACGAGGGCTGGGAGGCTATCTGCCAGTACAATGCCGCCATGCTACGGCCCAGCTGGCCAGTTGAGCGTCTCAAGGCGGAATCCGATCGGTTGTGGCGCCTTCATGTCGATCGCAATGGGCCTGCGCTGGTCCGATTGCCCCAGCCGCCTCCTATGGCGCAGATACCGGCCTACACCTTTGGTGAACTGCTCGATGACACGAGCCCGATGCCGCCCGATCTCGTCGCGCCGCGGCTGCTGACGCCCGGCGGAATGCTCGTGCTCGGCGGTGCGCCCAAGGTCGGCAAGACCGATTTCATCATCAGCTTTCAGGCTTACATGGCCGCAGGTCTGCCGTTTCTGGGTTTCGCCCCGCCGCGCCCCTTGCGCATTTTCTGCCTGCAGGCCGAGATCCAGTACCATTATCTGCGCGAACGGCTGCAGGCAATCGACCTCCCACCTGAGGTCATTGCGGCTGCGCGCAGCAATCTCGTCATCACGCCCAAGCTGCGCATGCTGCTCGATGAGCGCGGGGTTGGCCTCGTGGCCGATGCGATCCGAGCCCATTTTCCGGGTGAGCCGCCAGACATCATCAGCATCGATCCCATACGGAACCTGTTTGACGGCGGGCCTGATGGCGGCGGCGAAAACGACAATGCCGCGATGATGTTCTTTCTGCAGCAGCGGGTGGAAGCACTGCGCGACGCGGTTGCACCTGATGCCGGGATCATCCTTGCCCACCACACCAAGAAGCTGACCAAGAAACAGGTCGCCGAGGATCCGTTTCAGGCCCTGTCCGGCGCGACTTCGCTGCGTGGGTTCTACACATCCGGGCTCATCATGTACCGGCCGGATGAGGAAATGAGCATGCGCAAGCTCGAGATCGAGCTGCGCAATGGGCCTGCTCTGCCGGCGAAACTGATCGACAAGGTCGGCGGCCAGTGGGTTGAACTGAACCCGATGAACGAGCGTCTGGTCCGCAAGGAAGTGGGCGCGCGCTTCGATGCCGAACGCATTCGCAAGCACGATGTGATCCTGGGCATGCTGCTTGATGAGGCGGCTGCCGGGAGGCTGTTTACCGTCACCCAGTTCACCGAGAAGTTTGAGAACAAGGGCGGCCTTGGCAGCAAGTTCACGATCCGGGACCGGATCAGTGTTCTGGCCACCAAGGGGTTCGTGAAGTTCCTCCGGGATGGCACGCCATTTGGTTATCCTGCGGTTCGGTCCCGTTACGGATATCTCTGTGTCGAGGGCATGGCCTTCATACCGGAAGAGCATGTCGACGAGGCCACCGGCGAGCTTGTCACCACCACCATGCCGGTCCTGCCCAGCCACTACAAATGTCCGCATTCGGGGGTCTGTCTCGACGTCGAGAACCCCTCTGTCTGGGTCTACCCGGAAGGGGGTGAAGATGAACTCAGTCCTCAGGACTGAGCACTCAGTCCTCAGTCCTCACTCGGTCCTCCCTCAATAAAATCAGCAACTTAGGAGGACTGAGGACTGAGTGAACTCGGTCCTCACTCAGTCCTCCAAAATCGGAGAAAATACCATGTTTTACAGTGAGATAAGTCCATCGGAGGACTTAGTAGATAAACCCCCCTTACTACGTAAGGGGGAGGCCACCCATCAGGGTGGGCCTACCCCTGACGTGCGTAGGGTTCACGCGCGGGCGAGGTCACCACCAGACTTGGCCATGCCCAGACCGGACGACGGTGGCCCGTACCGCCAAGCACAAAACCACCGCCGTCCGCACCACGACCCATTCCCCATTGGAGAATCATCATGGATATTCTGACTTTGCCTGCGGCGGTCCGCAGCGCAACCCCGACCGCAAGGCCCGTGACCATCGTGCGCGGATCCTTGCTGGCCCTCGATCTCGGTACCAGCACCGGTTGGGCGCTGCGGACCGCTGACGATTACACCTCCAGCGGCACAGTCCAGCTGAAGCACACCCGCTACGATGGTGGCGGTATGCGCTTCCTGCGTTTCCGGCGCTGGCTTGAAGATCTCGATCAGGACGCAGGGCCGATCGAGGCGATCTACTTCGAAGAGGTCCGGCGACATGCCGGTACCGATGCCGCCCACATTTACGGCGGTCTGCTCGCAGTCCTCTCGGCTTGGTGTGAAGAGCACCTCGTGGCCTACCAAGGCGTGCCGGTCGGGACGATCAAGCGCTTCGCCACTGGCAAGGGCAATGCCGACAAGGCCGCGGTGATCGATGCCATGCGTGCCCGTGGCTTTGCGCCTCGGGATGACAACGAGGCTGACGCACTCGCCATTCTGCTCTGGGCCATTGAGACCTGGGGAGGTGTGCGATGACCACCTGGTCCATTCTCGGCCATACCGCCAAGGTGCTTGAAGAACGCCGCGACGACTACGGCGATCCGGCGGAACAGTTTCGCGCCATTGCCGACCGCTGGTCGATCACGCTGGGCATGCCCATCACGCCGTCACAAGTTGCCCTGTGCATGATCGACCTTAAGCTTGCCCGGCTGGCGTATGATCCCGGTCATGTCGACAGCGTGGTCGATGTCATCGGCTATGCCGCGCTCCTGAAGGAGGTCCGGGCATGAGCATGACCTCCCGGATCTACCATCACGCCAGTCAGCGTGACGGCGAGCAGCTACGCCGCGACGGCTGGCGCAACGGCATGCTGGCCATTTCGGTCAGTGATCAGCGGCTAACCACTATGGAGCGTGAAGCGCTCATTGCAATCGGTGAGCGGTTATACGGAGGCGGCCGTGGCAAGGGGGCGTAAGCGCAAGGCGGGCAAGCGCCACCCGTCCGGCAAGCTGGTTCAGCCGCGCCGCGGCGAAAGCCAGAGCGATATCATGGGCACGGCCCTGGACGCCCGGCAGCGCCACTACGGGATCGGTGCCAAACAGGCCCGGGACGAACGGCTCGGCACAGCGCTGGGACGGCTCTCCTTCGCGGGCAAGATCACACCCGATCAGTACGCAGCTGGCGAGCTCTACGGGGAGCTCATGGCACGCCACAATGCGGTCATGGGATTGCCCATCGACCAGCCGCGTTCGGTCACGGGTCTGCTCATCAACGAGGGGATCTTTGGAGGCGGTGCGCCGGATCCCGATCCGGAACTGGTCGACAAGATCCGGCGTCAGGCAGCAGGCGCGGCGCTCATGCTGCGGGGCTGCGATCAGGACATCACGGGCAGGGCAGGACGGCGTCCCAGCGTGCTGGTGCACATCCTCGCCTGCCATGATGTCGAGGCCCTGCGTTGGTTTCCTGCAGACCTGCATAACCTGCGTCTTGGGCTTGATACCCTGTGTCGGTTCTTCCGGATCAGGTGAGACGGTTTTAAGATTCTTGGTAAGCAAGATAAAATAAAAACATGATTCTGAACGGTAAAGTGCAATGAAGTGATTGACGGGACTGTTGCTGAAGCGTAGGGCTTCCGAAATAGAGAGTTCAGAACTGCGCCCGGGGCAAACGCTTCCGGGCGTTGTTCGTTTTCCGGGGATGGCTTCACCCTGAAGCTTGTCTCAACCGGATTAGTAGAGCATCGCACAATCCATGAGCGACACAGATTACAGAGCTGTCATCGCGGAAGTCGTGCGCAAGCTTCCTGATCTATTGCGTGCCGACCTCGCATCGCGCGATCCGGCAGTGCGCCAGAGCGCTGAAGACGTCGTGGCGACCAAGATCGCCATGGCGCTCGAAGAGCTTCACGCACCCATCTGACCCCAGGGAATGATGCATGGCTGAACGATTGCGCGGACGCCGTGCAGTCGCCCAGCGCTTGCGTCGTCTCCGTGCCGAACCCCTCTGCCGTGATTGCGCCTTCGCCGGGATAGTCCGCGAGGCGACCGTACCTGACCACATCGTGCCGCTCGCCCATGGCGGGTCGGACGAGGACAGCAACATAAGATGTCTGTGTTCGGAACATCATGCGATGCGCACTGCCGAACAGTTTGGCCTGCGCCGGAAGGTCCGGATCGGGCCTGATGGGTGGCCGATCGGGTGAGAGCCCATGGGGGGCCTCGCAAAGTCTGGCGGTTTCGGGAGGGACACCGCGCTTGGTCCAAACTTCACGCAACCGCGAAACTCGAACCGGGGGTCAGAAAGCAGAAAGTCGCAGAATTCGGTCGAATTGACTGGATAGTCGCCACGATAAGAGCGGTAGTCGCCTCACGAAAACGAAAGCGACGCAGATGACTAACTCGACCTTGCCAACCACCAACGAAGCCTGGGGCTTCTACGGCACCAGCGGCGCCTTTACGGATGCGGATGCAGCGTGGGCGATTACCTTCCCGGCAGTGCTGGCGGCAACTGAAGGCACAGCCGAAGGGGTTCGGGATTTTCTCGACAGCCGCCACGGCCGCCACTTCGCAGATGACGTCCACAACGGCGTCCATGCAGGGCTGGATTTAAGCGTGGCCATTGAATCGGCGATCACCCGCTGGATGGGATGGACCATCAACCGGGAAACCGCCCGCGAGATCGCGATGCCCAAGGGGCTGCCCTATCTGAAGGGCTTCGTCCTCTACTTCAGCCTGCAGGCGCAGGTGGCATGAGTTCGGGTTTAATCAGCACCATCCGCCTTGCGATTCGCACGCTGCCGGAGAACTTCGACCGCAGCCGGATCGTCTCGGTGATCGAGACGATCGAACAGGAACTCTATGAGGGCGGTGTTTACGCCAATGCGACCGCTGACAGTTTCACCATTGAGATTACGGTCAGGACCGATCAGCTGCTCGACACCGCCAAGGTTTTGACTGAACTCGAACTGGTCTGAAGCAGGTGTAATTAAACAACGGGAGCAGTCCTAATGACGTTACCGTTGAGCGGCCCGATCTCGCTTTCTGCCGTCAACACTGAGCTCGGGCGCTCTAGCTCTGCTGTTATCTCGCTCGGCGAGACTGGCGTCAGAAATTTGGCCGGGGTTGCAAGCGGCGCTATCTCGCTGAGCAATCTATACGGCAAGAGCTCGACTCCGAGCACGACAATAACAATTACAGAAGCATCTTACGACACGGGCGGCAAAGTGTCGTTCACCTACACCGGCTATTCGACCACCGGCAGCAGCTGCGGCTACCTTCTCGGTGGCGCATCCCCTGCAACCTACAAATCTGTCGCCATCAAGGGCATCTGGTCAGTGAACGCAGGTTCCACCAGCTTTGACTTCGCCGGCAATCAGACCGGTAATTCTTCCTTCCTGACTTCCGTGACGATCAACGGCACGAACATCGGCGCGGTTCCGGCCGGCTCTTACAATTCGAACCTGAACATTACGACCTACACCTTCCAGGCGGTGTATTTCGACGGTGTCGGTTATTCGACGGTGGTGATGAAGTGACGATGACTGACGCCCCGAACCAGTCCGAGCTGCCTTCATCTCCTCCCGCGCCAGTGGTGCGCGAAGGAGAGCACGAAGGTGCAGTCTATCGCATCGAAACCTGGCACGAGCCGGAGGAGCTGTGATGCTGAACAAATCCTTCCGCTATAGTGCCCTTTCGGTAGACCTGGTCGAATTGGATCCGGGCGAAAGCTTCACGTTCCAGCTCAATCCGGCCAGTGCCAGTTATGGGGTCTTTACCCTTGGTGGTTCGCGCAGCAGCAATGACGCGACCGAAGTAACCGACCCGGCGGTGCATGATGTCACTACGCTCACGTCCGGCGCTGTGCCGGGCCGGACCTTCAACTTTGTCGGGCATTGGCTTCCCAATGGGGCCGATCATGGCTGGTCGAACGATATGGTCGGGCATGAGGCCATGACCATAACCGCGGGAGAGCAAGGTGCCAGATGGGTTTGCCTCTCGCGCAATGATAGCGGCGAGAGAGAAATCCAGCATCTCCGCGTCGATGGTGAGGGCGCACTGCCAGCCGGCTGGGGTTTTGTCGTCGCGCGCGGTATCGTCGAGTGCGATGGCAAGACCGCCACGCAACTGGCCTATTTCCGTCCGCGCGAAGTTGATCTGCAGGTCACGGGAACAGGCGACCTCCTCTTGGTCAGATAACCCGCCACGCAACTGAATATCTGCCGCGAGCCAAAAGGCTACCGCGGCCGAACCCGTTTCAAGGACATCTATGGATCAGGACTGGCCAGCCCAGAGCAGCGAGCTCTGGCCGATAGAGAAGATCACGCCTTATGCGCGCAATTCCCGCACGCACTCGGACGAACAGGTCGCGCAGATCGCGGCCTCGATCCGCGAATGGGGCTGGACCAATCCGATCCTGGTCGATGAGGACGGCGGGCTGATTGCTGGCCATGGCCGTCTGCTGGCGGCGCGCAAGCTGGGCTTGACCCAGATCCCGACCATGGTCGCCAAGGGCTGGAGCGAGGCCCAGAGACGCGCCTACGTCATTGCCGACAATAAGCTGGCGCTGAACGCAGGCTGGGACCTCGAACTGCTGGCCGTTGAACTTGGCGATCTGCAGGGTTTCGACTTTGATCTGCTGCTGACCGGGTTTTCGGATGACGAACTCGGCAAGCTTCTGGCCGAAAAGACCGAGGGCGAGACTGACCCGGACGAGATCCCCGAAGCACCTGTTGCCCCGATCACAAAGCCGGGCGATGTCTGGTTGATGGGCAAACACCGCCTCCTGTGCGGCGACAGTACCAGCGTAGATGACATGGAAAAACTGACCGGCGGACAGCTGGTCGACATGTGGTTGACGGATCCGCCTTACAATGTCGCCTACGAGGGCGGTACCAAGGACAAGCTGACCATCCAGAACGACAACATGGATGACGAGCAGTTTCGGGCATTCTTGCGCGATGCCTATGTCACCGCAGATACGGTGATGAAGCCCGGTGCCGTCTTCTACATCTGGCACGCCGACAGCGAAGGCTACAACTTCCGGGGCGCGGCCCGCGACGCCGGCTGGCAGGTGCGGCAATGCCTGATCTGGAAGAAATCATCCCAGGTGATGGGCCGCCAGGATTTTCATTGGAAGCATGAACCGTGTCTCTATGGTTGGAAAGACGGCGCCGCCCATCTGTGGGCCAACGACCGCAAGCAGACCACGGTTCTCGAGTTCGACAAACCGTCGCGCAACGGTGAGCATCCGACCATGAAGCCGGTCGCGATCTTCGAATACCAGCTTCTGAACAACACCAAGGGTGGCGACATCGTCCTCGACAGCTTTGCCGGCTCAGGCACCACCGCGATTGCGGCAGAGAAGAACGGCCGTGTTGCTCACTTGATGGAGCTCGACCCGCGCTACTGCGATGTGATCATCCAGCGCTGGCAGGATTTCTCAGGCAAGACCGCAACCCTTGAGGGTGACGGCCGCACCTTTGACGAAATCGCAGGCGGGGGAATGGCTGAGGCGGCCTGACCTCTCAGGCTGCGACCAGAACCTTATCGACGACGATGTCGTCGGCATGGGCGCGGGCCTGAGCCAGATCATAAGTCGTCTGCATCCGCATCAAGGTATCCGCCTTGACGCCAAAAGCCTTCTCAAACCGGATCGCCATTTCTGCCGAAAGAGCGGTGTGGCCATTGAAGAGATTGCTGAGCGTCTGGCGGGTCACGTGGAAGCAGGCCGCGAGCCGATTGATGCTCACGCCGTGGGGATCGACGACCTCGCTCTTCAGCCAGTCACCGGGATGAACTGCCAGCGAGGGGTGCATGGTCATAGCCATCAGTGATAGTCCTCCAAGTCCAGGTCAGCGATTGTCACTTCATCGAGCTTGATGAAAGTCAGGCGCCAGTTCTTTGTCACAGTCATTGCCCAGCGGCCGGTCTTGTCGCCAACCAGTTCATGCAGCCCGTAATTGGGCGGCACAGCCAGTTCGTCGAAGCTGCCTGCAGCGTTGATGAATGCCAACATTTTACGGATACGTGCTGTATCTCCCACCAGGCCCTTTGCGTTGCCGGCCTCAAAAAACCGCCGCAGCCCTTTGTGGGTGATGCTTTCGATATCCATGGCGCCTTATGTCAAACATCGTTTTACATGTCAAAGAGTCTTTGACGTGAGTACGGAGGTGCGAGGCGCAGGAGCCTGGCCATGATTACCGGCAGAAAGCCGAAACCCACGCAGCTGAAGCTTGTGACCTCCAATCCCGGCAAGCGGAAGGTCAACCGCAAGGAGGCGAAGGCCAAGGCAGCCATTCCGGCGCCGCCCCGCCACCTGACGGCCGATGCGCTCGAGGAATGGAACCGGGTGGCGACCGAACTCTACAATCTCGGGATCCTCTCCGAGATCGATCGGGCGGCGCTCGCCGCCTACGCGATGGCCTATGGCCGCTGGGTTCAGGCAGAACGGGGCATCGCCAAGATGGCCGAGAAGGACCAGCTGACCGGCGGCCTCATGATCAAGACATCGAACGGCAACGCGGTCCAGAACCCGCTGGTGGGCACCGCCAACAAGGCGGCGGCGGACATGATGCGTTATGCCGCAGAATTCGGGATGACGCCGAGTGCCAGGAGCAGGATCGCGGCCCAGCCGCCAGAAGAAGGCGCGGACCCCGCCGACCGCTTCTTCGCCTGACCGGACGCTGGCCTATGCCACGGCGGTGGTCGCAGGCGAGATCGTCGCCGGGCCGCACGTTCGCAATGCCTGTCACAGGCATATCGCAGATCTGAAGCGCAAGGACGGCATCTGGTTCGACCAGACTGCCGCCAATCACGCCTTCGCCTTCTTCGAGGAGGTGCTGAAGCTGTCCGAAGGCCAATTCGAAGGTCAGCCGTTCCAGCTCCAGCCCAGCCAGGCCTTCATCGTCGGCTCGCTGTTCGGCTGGAAGCGCAAGGACGGCCGCCGCCGGTTCCGCCGCGCCTACATCGAACAGGGCAAGGGCAACGGGAAGTCGCCGGTCGCTGGCGGGATTGGCATTTACGGGATGACCGCTTGCCAAGAAGCCGGCGCACAAATTTACGCGGCAGCGGCCAAGAAAGAACAGGCCAACATCCTGTTCCGGGATGCAGTGCGCATGGTTCGGCAATCGCCGGCGCTGGCACGGCGGTTGGAGTTTTCGGGCGGACCGGGGCGCGAGTTCAACATCGCGCATCTGTCCTCGGGCAGTTTCTTTCGCCCGGTGTCGCGCGATACCGGCAAGACCGGCTCAGGCCCAAGGCCATATTTTGTGCTGGCGGACGAGGTTCACGAGCTTCCGGATCGCTCGATCATCGAGATGCTGGAGCGCGGCTTCAAGTTCCGCCGCGATCCGCTGCTGTTCATGATCACGAACTCGGGCTCGGACCGCAATTCGGTCGCATGGGAGGAACACGAACACGCCATCCGGGTAGCGGCTGGTAACCCTGACGCAGTGACTGACCCGACCTTTCTAGGGCAGGTCATCGACGACACGACCTTCAGCTATGTCTGCGGGCTTGATGAAGGCGACGACCCGCTGAGCGACCCCAGTTGCTGGATCAAAGCGAACCCGCTGCTGGGCGTCACAATCACGGAGCAGTACCTCTCAGAAGTCGTGGCGCAGGCTAAAGCCATCCCGGGGCAATTGAACGGGATTCTGCGGCTGCACTTCTGTGTGTGGACCGATGCCGAGACCGCCTGGATGGCCCGGGCCACGCTCGAACCGCTGTTGGCAGAGTTCGAACCCAAGGCTGGTGGGTCCGTTTGGCTCGGGCTCGACCTCAGCCAGAACCGGGATTTGACCGCACTGGCCGCCATACAGCGCAGCGGCGAGAAGGACGGCAAGCCCTGCTTTGACGCATGGGTCGAAGTCTGGACGCCGGGCGATACGCTCAGCGCACGGGTACTGCGCGACAAGCAGCCCTACGACCTCTGGGTCGCCGACGGATTTCTGAACGCTCCAGCAGGCGAGAACATCAGCTTTCGCCATGTGGCACAGGCCTTGGCCGAGATGGCGTCGGACTACCGGGTCGAGGCGGTCGCCTACGACCGTTACGCCTTCCGGCGCTTCGAGGAAGAAGTCGCCGAACTCGGCCTCGATCTCGCTTTTGTCGAGCACCCACAGGGCGGCACCAAGCGGGCCAAGCCTGCCGGCGAGATGACCGAAGGCCTTTGGATGCCGGGATCTCTCCGGCATCTCGAAGAACTGATCCTTGAGGGCCGCATCCGTCTCAAACGCAATCCGGTCCTCATCTCGGCCATGATGTCGGCGGTCACCGAGACCGACCGCTGGGACAACAAGTGGCTCTCCAAGCAGCGGGCCATCAACAAGATCGACGCAGCGGTCGCGCTGTGCATGGCAGTGGGGGCAGCGATGGCAGGCGATACCTCCGGCTCCATCGATGACTGGCTGAAGAGCCTGGCATCATGAACCTGCTGCAAAAGGCGGTCGGCTACCTCGCGCGCTCCATCGGCCTCACTGACCCACGGTTGGTGCAAGCCGCAGGCAGCCGCACGACGACGACCGGTGAAGTGGTATCGACCAGCTCCGTGCTGGGGCTTGCTTCAGCCTGGGCCTGCGTCAACTTGCTCGCCGGCACGATCGCCTCGCTCCCGCTCATGGTCTACCGGACCCGGGGCGGTGCAAGGACGGTTGCTAGCGATCATCCGCTCTACCGGATCCTGCATGACAGCCCGAATGCCGACCAGACCGCGGTCGACTTCTGGGAGTTCATCTGTGCTTCGATTGAACTCAGCGGCAACGCCTATGCCGAGATCATCCGAGGCAGTAATGGCCGGGTGGTGGCGCTCAGCGTTCCCATCGCGCCTGAGCTGATGACGGTGCGCCGTCTGCGCGACGGCAGCCTCGAATACGAGTGGTCGGATGGCGGCATTCACAGTGTCGTCAGCCAGGACAACATGCTCCACATCCGAGGCTTTGGCGGCAACCCGCTGGGCGGTCTCTCGACCCTCAGCTTCGGCCGCCAAACCTTCGGATTGGCGCAAGCGATCGAACGGGCATCGGGCGACACGTTCCGCAACGGGGTGCGGCCTTCTGGCCTGCTCAAGACCGCTGACAGCCTTACCCTCGACCAGCGCAAGCAGGCCGAGGAGCTGTTGCAGGAGAAGTTTGCCGGCGCGATCAATGCCGGGCGGCCGATGCTACTCGACCGGGGCATGGACTGGGTCCAGCTCTCGATCAGTCCGGAAGACGCGCAGATGCTGCAGAGCCGGGCGTTCTCGGTCGAGGAGGTGTGCCGCTTCTTTGGCGTTCCGCCCTTCATGGTTGGCCACACCGAGAAGACCACCAGCTGGGGCACCGGGCTCGAACAGCAAACGCTGGGGTTCCAGAAGTTCACGCTGCGCCGGCGTCTGAAGCGCATCGAACAGGCGCTCGTCAAGCAGTTGCTCTCGCCCGCCGACCGGCAGGCAGGGCTGGTCATAGAGTTTAACCTCGAAGGCTTGCTGCGCGGTGACAGCGCGGCGCGTGCCTCTTTCTACCAGTCGATGCTGGGGAGCGGCGTGATGACCATCAACGAGGTCCGCGCGCTTGAAAACCTGCCGCCCGTCGAAGGCGGCGATGTCCCCCGCATGCAGATGCAGAACGTGCCCATCACCCAGACTGGATCAGGCGCGCCGCTAGCGCTGCCGCCTGCAGATCCCGGAGCTACCCCATGAACCATCTCGATTTCATCCTCGATACCAAGGCCGTCACCGAAGATGGGCAGATCGAGGGACTGGCTGCCGGCTACGGCAATATCGATGCCGGCGGCGATGTGATTGTGCCCGGCGCGCTCGCCCGCTCATTGAAGGGCCGTACCTCGGTGCCGATGCTGATGTATCACGACCAGACCCGCCCGGCCGGTATCTGGACAGACTTTGCCGAGAGCCGCGACGGCCTTGTCGTCAAAGGCCAGATCTCGCTTTCGTCCCGCGCAGGTCAGGAGGCCCATGCCCTCGTGCGCGACGGCGCGATTGGCGGGCTCTCGATCGGCTACAAGACCATTCGGGAGCAGATTGTCGGCAAGACCCGCCAGCTGCTCGAGCTTGCCCTTTACGAGGTCAGCCTTGTCACCATCCCTATGAACGAGCGCGCGGTGATTACATCGGTGAAGTCGTTCGTCGAGGACGGACGACTTCCGACCTTGCCAGAATTTGAGAATTTCCTGCGCGAGGCAGGGTTCTCGAAAAGTCAGGCCACCGCAATTGCGGGCAAAGGTCTGGCGCCGCTGATCCGGAGTGAGTCTGGCAGCACCTCTTCCGACTTCCTGTCGGCCCTGATGGCGCAAATCAGCGCCTGACCCCACTCCCATACAGGACCATATTATGAGCGATCAAAAGACCGCCGAGCAGCTTGCCGGCGAAGTGAAAGGCGTGCTCGACGCGCGTCTTAACGAAGTGAAGTCGAACCTGGATGCCCGCGAAGCTGATCTTCGTGCATCGATCGACGCCCGTCAGGCTGAAATCCGTTCGACCCTTGATAACCGCCATGACGAAATCAAGGCAGCGTTTGAAAGTAAGCATGATCAAGTCAAAGCGCTGGCCGAGGAGGCCATCGGCAAGGCGCAGCGCGGCGAAGACCTATCCAATGCTACTAAGGAATTGGCTGATGAGGCGCTAACCGCGCTCAATGAAGCCAAGGCCCGCCTCGACGAGGTCGAGCAGAAGCTGGCCCGCCGGGTAAGTGAGGACGATCAGGATCGACCCAAGTCCATGGGCGAAATGGTCGTCAACGATCCTATCGTGCAGGCCTTCATTGGCAATAACAGCGCTCGTGGCCGTGCCAGCGTTGAGGTGAAAGCCATCATCTCGGCGCTCACCAGTGATGCCAATGGCTCGGCTGGTGACCTGATCGTGACGGATCGGTTGCCGGGTATTCTGACCCCGCTTCAGCGCCGTATGACGGTCCGCGACCTGCTCACCCCGGGGCGGACTGCCAGCAATTCGGTGCAGTACGTCAAGGAGACCGGCTACACGAATTCTGCCGCGACTGTTTCGGAAACGACCGGGCCCACGAAGCCGCAATCGGACATCAAATTTGATGTGGTGGCTAGCAATGTAACGACCATTGCGCACTGGGTGCTCGCAACCCGCCAGATCCTCGACGATGTCCCGATGCTGCAGTCCTACATCGATGGGCGTTTGCGCTACGGTCTGGCGCTGGTCGAAGAAAACCAGCTCCTGAATGGCAGCGGCACGGGCACGGATCTTGCCGGCATCTACACGCAGGCGACCGCGTTCACCCCGCCGATCACCATTCCGGCGACGGTGACCCGGATCGACGTGCTGCGCCTGGCCATGCTGCAGACGGCGCTGTCTGAGCTGATGTCGACCGGCGTGGTGCTGCACCCCGCTGACTGGGCGGCGATCGAGCTGCTGAAGGACGGGCAGGGCCAGTTCATTGTCGGCAATCCGCAAGGGACGATCACCCCGACGCTCTGGGGTCAGCCGGTGGTGTCCACCCAGTCGATGGCCACGGGCAAGTTCCTGACCGGGGCGTTCCAGCTGGGCGCGCAGATCTTCGACCGGATGGACGCAGTGGTCGAGATCTCGACCGAGGACGACCAGAACTTCCGCAAGAACCTGGTGACGGTGCTCGCCGAAGAGCGTCTCGCGCTCGCGGTCTACCGCCCAGAAGCCTTCGTGAAGGGCGACTTCGCGGCGGCTGCGACGGCAGCCACCAAGGTCTGATGATTTGGGGAGGGCTGGCCTGATGGCCAGTCCTCCTTTTCGATTTTTACAGGAGGCAGCCATGATCCTTCAGGCACTCGATACCATTCATGTGAGCTCGGTGAGCTCGGAGAACATCACCACTGGCCGGACCTTCGAGGTTGATGACCAGGCAGGGCGCAGCCTGATTGAGCGCGGCCTCGCCATTGAGGTCGATGCCGCGGTTGCGGCCAAGGCAGAGCCTACCGCGAAGGCCGACGCGCAGCCGGCGGAACCCCCACAGGCAGGGGAAGGCGCAGAGCAGACGCCGATTGCCAACAAGGCTGGCGCTAGCGTCCGCACGAAGGCAGCCTGATGTCCGAGATCGTCACGGTAGAACCGCCACAGGATCGCGCCGTGACGCTCGAGGAAGCACGCCAGCAACTGCGCCTTGATGGGCACGACGAGGATCTGCTGCTCGGCGCCAAGCTCGATGCGGCGCAAGCCGAACTCGAGCAGCGGACGGGCCTCAAGCTATGCGAACAGACCCTCGAACTTAGCCAAGAAAGCTGGAGCCAGGAGATCACGGTACCGGTCAGGCCCTGCGTGGTTGCCGAAATCCGCTACACGGCGGCTAATGGTGCTACCGCCATCCTGCCTGAAGGCCACTATGTTGCCCGCAAGCGGCATGGGTTCACTCGTATCCGACCCGCATCGGGCAAGTCATGGCCTGAACTTGGGCCTGATGGCCTGATCCAAGTTACGCTGTCGGCCGGATTTGCCGAGAATGACCCCGATCTTGCAATCGCAAGGGCCGCCATTCTCGTCAAAACCGCTTCAATGTTTGAAAACCGTGAAGGTGCGACCTGTCTCGCCTTTGATACGCTGGTCGCCCAGCTCCAGTCCCGATGGATCTAGCCTCCAAGCTCTCGGTCCGGATCCGGATCGAGCACAAGTCTGTCACGCATGACCCCCAATACGGGACTGAGGCCGTGACATGGACGCCGTTTGCCTGCGTCCGGGCCGAGGTGAAGGACATCCTGCCTTCGCGTGCGGAGCGCATGGCCGAACAGATCCAAATTGCGCGTCGTCCGGCCCGTATCCGCATCCGCTACCTCGCCGGCATCACACCCGACATGCGGGTGATCATCGCTGGCCGCGTTCACCACATCATTGCCGGTCCCTCGATGCTCGGTCGGCGGGAAGCCATCGAGCTGATGGTCGAAGAACACTCGAGTGAAGGAGCTGCACCATGACCTTCAGGCTCAAAGGCGGCCCCGAACTGCTGCAATTGCTCGACCAGCTGCCTAAAAACCTCGAGCGCAACGTCATCCGTGGCGGCCTGCGCGCAGGCGCCAAGGTGATCCAGCAGCAGGCCAAGGCCAATGTGCCGGTAAAGACCGGCCAGCTGAAGCGGGCGATCGGTATCGGCACACGGACCGATGGCGCGAAGCTGTCCTCCTACGTCAAACTGCGGGGAAAAGGCTCTTATCTCGGGCTCTTCATCGAATATGGCGTCGCGCCCCACCTGATCTCGGTGTCGGACGCCGATACGCCGGTCCGTCAGACCCGGCACGGCCCGCGCAAGGTCAGCATCGGCACGATGAACAAGATGCTGAAGCGCGGCAGCCTCAAGATCGGCGAGAACTTTGTCGGTCCTGTGGTCATGCATCCGGGGCACGCGGCGAAACCTTTCCTGCGGCCCGCTTTGGAGCAGAAAGCCGAGGAAGCGGTCACCGCCATGGGCGCCTATATCGCGCACCGGGTCCAGATCGGCGATCTCAAGGCGCCCGCTCTCGAGGTCGATGTCGAATGAACGGCGTGATTGCGGTTCGTAGCCTCCTGGTGGGTGACTTGCGCGTCACGGCGCTTGTGCAGCCTGAGAGAATTGCCGCAGGCACCCTTCCGCAGGGCACTGTGCTCCCCGCCATCGCCCTAACGAGCATCAGCAGCGTCGACCGGAATGTGCCTTCGCCGGGGCCGAAACGCCGGGTGACTGAACGGGTGCAGGTGACCGTGCTGGCGCGGACCTATCCCGAAGCCAAAGCCATAATCGCCGCTGTCCGCGCGGCTGCTGCGGATCGCCTGCCCCAAATCGACGGGCTCAGCGATGTCACCGTTCACACAGATTCCGCCGGTCCTGATTTCCTCGACGACGAGACCGGCATCCACATGCAGACGCAGGACTTCCGCGTCTCATTCAACGAGGCGCGTTGAAGCCTCACCTTCATAAGGACCTAATGCCATGACCGTTCGGACTTCCGCCGGCACCACCTTGAAGGTGTCGGCTTCTACCCCTGCGACCTTCGATGCCACCGGCTACAACGCGCTCACCATGACCGTGGTTGGCGAAGTCTCCGACCTTGGCGAGTTCGGGCGCGAGTTCAATCTCGTCACCTTCAACCCTGTCGGCAGCCGCGGCGTGGTCAAGAAGAAGGGCAGCTTCAATCAGGGCACGATGACCATTCAGCTCGGCCTCGATACCGACGATGCCGGTCAGATCCTGCTGAAGTCCGCCTCGCTCTCGGACAGCGACCACAGCTTCCTCGTCACCACCCAGAACGGCGACAAGTACTACTTCCAGGCGCAGGTCATGAGCTTCAAGGTCAACGTCGGTTCGGTCGACCAGATCACCACCGCCTCTGTGACCCTCGAACTCACCACCAACACCGCCGGTGTGGGCATCGTCGAAGTTCTCGCCCCCTGATCCCTGACACCCTGACGGAGATATCCCATGTTTGACATTACCAAGCTTGCCGCCACCGAGACCTCCACTGTTGAACTCGTCGGCGGCGACGATGCCCCGCTGTTCGACGAGAAGGGAAAGCGTCTCTCGATCACCGTCTATGGTCCTGGCTCCAAGGTCTACCAGCGCGCACAGGCTCGCCAGCAGAACCAGCTGATGGACAAGATCAAGAAGCGCGGAAAGATGGACCAGACGGCCGAGGAAAAGCTCGCCGAACAGGCCGACTTCCTCGCCGCCTGCACGGTCAGCTTCAACGGCTTTGCCTATCCGCCCGCCGATGGTCTCGAAGGCCAGGAGCTGTTCCGCAAGGCCTATGCTGACCCCTCGATTGGGTTCATTGCTGCCCAGGTTGCCGCCCACATCAATGACTGGGCAAATTTTACGAAGAGCTCAGGGCAGAGCTGAGCCTCTACGTCCGGCAATTGGCGTGGCTAGGCACCGCGCCCAAGCCTCGCAGCAGCAGTAAAGGTCGCACAGACCCCGATCCCGAACCACTGACCCGCATGCAGCGCATGGCAGTGGACTATCTCACACCCGACATGCCGCCAATCCGCACGCCCTGGATCATCGAGCATCTGATGGATCTTGGGCCGAGCGAGGCTGGCGCCATGGGGCCAGTGCCCATCTCATGGGCGTCGATCGATCACTGGCAGCACTGTTCCGGAATAGATCTCCCGCCCTGGACAACGCGGCTCCTACGCCGCCTCTCGGTCGACTTTGTCGCCGAGACGGTACGGGCCCGCGAACCCGATTGCCCGCCGCCCTGGACGGCAACGTCCAGCCTCAACCGTGATGAGGTTTCCCGGAAAGTGACCAATGCTTTCCGCTCGCTCATGATCTCGAAGGAGCCCAACCCATGAAGGCTTGAACCCTCGAGATTGAGCTCATCACCAATGTGGCGCGTCTCCAGAAGGAGATGGCTGACATGAAGCGCTCGGTGGCAGGCGCGATGGGAGACATCACGGAGTCCGCCTCGCGTGCGGACAAGGCGCTGGGCTCGGCAGGCGGCGGCGGTCTCACCCGCATGGGCGGCTCGGCCAAGCTTGCCGGGCATCAGGTCCAGAACCTCGTGTACCAGCTTAATGACATGGTTGTGGGTCTGTTCTCGGGCCAGAAGCCGATGACCGTCTTCATGCAGCAGGGCACGCAGATCGCCCAGATCGGCATGCAGGCCGGCATGGGCATTGGCGGGATGGCCCGTGCGCTGGTTGGCCTTGCTGCAAGTTCGGCTGCCGCCGCGCTCACCAATCCCTATTTGCTGGCCGCCGCCGCTGCGGCAGCGCTGGCGTTTGGGGCGTTCAAGATGTTCCAGTCGAGCGTCAAGCAGACCGGCGAACTCGACAAATACGCCCAGAGCCTCGGTCTCACCAAGAAGGAGATGGAGAAGCTCGGACCCGTCGGGATCACCGTCGGCGACACCATGAAGGGGCTGTGGAAGACCGTCTCGGACGGCCTCAGCCTGGGATCGGTGTTCTCGACCCTCAAGGACTGGGCGGTTACGGCGTTCGACGCGATCATGCAGGTTGGCAAGTACGCCATCGCCTTCATTTATGCCGGCTGGGTTGGCGGGTTCGGCGCGATCAAAATCCTCTGGTCCTCGCTGCCCGGCGTAATCGGTGAAGCGGCCGTTGGGGCAGCCAACCTTGCGCTTCAAGCGCTCGAGTTCATGGCGAACAAGGCGATTGCCGCGATCAACTGGCTCGCGGGCCAAGTGAACCCGCTCCTCGAGCGGGTTGGCCTCACGACGATCTCGCGCGTGGAGAGCGTTGCTCTGCCGCGCATGGAAAACAGCTTTGCCGGTTCGACCGCGCGCATGGCGGGCCAGATCCAGAGCGAATTCTCAGCCGCCTTTGGCGATGCCATGTCGATGATGGACAGCTTCTCGGCCAAGTGGCGTGAGAACACCATCGCAGCCGCCAAGGCGCGCCTTGCCGCCAAGGCCGAAGAGATCCGGGGCGACAAGGCGGACAAGACCGCCAAAGGCCCCAAGACCACCGAGGCGGAAAAGGCGCTGAAGGCCGCGCAGGATTTTGCCCGGAACCTCGAGCTCGAGACCGCCAAGATCGGCAAGACCCCGATCGAGATCAAGCGCATGGAAGTGGCGATGGCCGCCGTCAAGGCGCCGACCGACGAAGCGCGTATCGCGATCCTGCAGGCGGGCGAGGCCTGGGAAAAGGCCACGAAGGCGCAGGCTGAGAAGGAGTTCATCCGCAATTCGGTCGCACCGCTCGAGCTCCAGATCGCAATGCTCGGCAAATCCACCAAGGCCCAGGAACTGGCGAACCTTGAAGCCGAGAAAGAGCAGATCGTGCTCGAACGCGGCGCGGCTGCCTGGGAGCGTTACAGGGCCGCCAAGACCGCGCTCATCGAGCACGATTTTCAGTTGAAGGAGCAGGAACAGTTTCTGCAGAGCCTCGAGGACATGGTCTCGGCAACGCAGGCGGCTGCCAGCAACATGGCCGATGCCTTCGGTTCGGTCGGCGGCGCGATTGGCGGCATTACGGTCGAGATCACCCGCTTTGCCTCGGCGCAGGCGGCATCCGCCAAGCGGGTCGCCGACGCCGAGCGCGAATACGGCAAGACTTCGTTCCAGTATGCCGATGCGCGTGCAGCGCAGGCCTCGGCCGAGATCAACCACTATGGCAACCTCGCATCGGCAGCGAAGGGGTTCTTCGAGGAAGGCTCGGACGGCTACAAGGCGATGCTGGCGGCCGAGAAGGTCTTCCGTGCCTTCGAGCTCGCGATCGCGATCAAGAATGCCGCGGTGAAGATCGGCCTCATTGGCGTGCAAACCGCCGCCAAGGTCACCAGCGACACCGCGATGGCAGCCTCGGATACCGCACGCGCCGGTGTCGAACAGGGCAATTCGATTATCACGACCGGCATCAAGGCGGTCGAAGCGGTGGTGAACGCCATCCGCTCGCTGCCGTTCCCACTCAACATCGCCGCAGGTGCCGTCACGGCCGGTGTGATCGCTTCGCTGGGTGTTGCCATTTCCGGGGCGTTCGGCGGCTCTGCCAAGCCGCCCGTCACCAACGACGGCACTGGCACGGTGTTCGGCGACAGCACGGCGAAGTCCGAGAGTATCGCCAAGTCGATCGACCATCTGCGCGAGGTCGATACACTGACCATGCGGTATTCCGCTGCCATGCTGGCTTCGCTGAAGAACATCGAGGCCAATATCGGCGGGCTCACCAATCTCATCATCCGCACCGGCGGCATTGATGCCTCGGCAGCCGGGATCCAGACCGGGACCAAGGCGACAGGTATTCTCGGCGGGCTGACCTCGGCGCTCACCGGCGTTTCGAACTTCGTCGGTGGCAAGACCGGTTCGCTGATTGGTGCGGGCATCGGCCTTGCCATTGCGGGGCCTATCGGTGCCGCCATCGGCTTCCTGGGCGCAAAGCTTCTGGGCGGTCTCGGCAAGGTGCTGGGCAGCATCGTCAATGCGCTCTTTGGCACCAAGACCAGCATCATCGGCCAGGGCATCTACGGCGGCGCTCAGTCGCTGGGATCGATCCTCTCGAGTGGTTTTGACGCGAGCTATTACACCGACGTCAAGAAGACGAAGAAGTTCTTCGGGATCAGCGTGGGCTCGAGCTACTCCACCCAGTATGCCGCAGCGAGCGCGGAGCTCGAGCAGCAGTTCAGCCTGATCTTTTCGGGCTTCTATGACGCCATCTCGGCTGCCGCAGGGCCCTTGGGCATGTCACTGGGCGAAGTGCAATCACGGCTCGCTGGCTTTGTCGTCAACGTCGGCAAGATCGATCTCAAAGGCCTTACCGGCGAGCAGATCCAGGAGAAGTTGACCGCTGTCTTCGGCGCTGCTGCCGACAGCATCGCGCGGGCAGCGATCCCGGGACTGGAGCAGTTCCAGAAGGTCGGTGAAGGCTATTTCGAGACGCTGGTCCGGGTGGCTTCCAGCATTGAGGCCGTGACCTCGTCGCTGGCGTTGCTTGGCACCTCGGTCGAGGGGCTGAGCCTTACGGCCAAGATGAACCTCTTCGACCTGTTCGGCTCGGCGAGCGACATGGCGTCTGCCACCAGCGACTACTTCTCGCTCTTCTACACCAAGGCCGAACAGACCGCCGCGCTCACCGCCCAGATGAACCAGGTATTCGGCAGCCTCGGCCTGACGCTCCCCGACAGCATCGCAGGCTTCCGGGCACTGGTCGACGCACAGGACCTCACCACCGAGGCCGGGCGTGCGGCCTATGTCGCGCTGATCCAGCTGGCACCTGCCTTTGCCGATCTGATCGGCGCGGCGCAGGATGCTGCCAGTGCAGCGGCCATTGTCGACGAGCGCCTTGGCCTCGAGCGCCAGCTGCTCGAACTGCAAGGCGACACAGCGGCCCTGCGCGCCCTCGAACTGGCCCAGCTCGATGAAAGCAACCGCGCCTTGCAGGAGCAGATCTGGGCGCTGCAGGACCAGCAGAAAGCCGCCGATGAAGCGGCAGCTGCTGCCGAAAAGCTGCGCTCGGCCTGGACGCAGATCACCGACGGCCTGCTCGCGGAAGTTGCCCGGATCCGTGGCAGCATGGATGGCGGCACCAAGACCTACGCTCAGGCGCTCTCCGAGTTCAACGCCGCAACGCTTGCGGCCCGCAGTGGTGACCAGGAAGCGGCCAAGTCGCTCCCCGGGCTCAGCCAGACCCTATTGAACGCAGCCGCCGATGCGGCCACCTCTGCGCAGGATCTCGCCCGCATTCAGGGGCAGACGGCAGCGAGCCTTGAGCAGACGGTGGCAATCATCAACGCGGTGGCCGGGCTGCCGACCGAGACTGCGGCGGCGGCAGCGTGGACCAACCCCAGCTGGTGGGAGCAGTTTGCCTCTACCCAGACAGCAACAGCGACCACCTCGGCAAATGACAGCGCAACCGTACTGATCGATGGGCTGGCGTCGCTCAAACAGGAGCTTTCTGACCTGCGCGACGAGCAGCGGATTGCTTCTGCCGCCATTGCCTCTGGAACCAGCAAAACTGCCCGCATCCTCGAGCGCGTGACACCGGACGGCGATGCGTTGGCAGTGAGAACCGCGGCATGAAGCTGATCCGGCCGACCACATTGACCGATGCCATGCTGAACAGCAGCACGGCTCCGGAGAACGATTATGCTGTCTGGGCATCTGGCACGGCTTATGCTGTCGGCGCCCGGGTCATCCTGACCTCGACGCACCGCAGGTACGAAGCGCTCGCGGCATCTACCGGCGCGAATCCGGCCACTGATCCGACCAAGTGGCTCGACTTGGGGCCGACCAACCGCTGGGCCATGTTCGATGCGCGCGTGGGCACGGCAACCACACGTACCGGTTCGCTGCAGGTCGTGCTTGCTCCGGGCGCTGCTGATGGTCTTGCGCTGATCGATATCGAGGCGGAGAGTGCCAGCGTTACGCTCACGGTCTCTGGTAATCAGATCTACAGCCGGACGCAGAGCCTCAACATCGGCGGGAATGCGATCGACACCTGGTTTGCCTGGTTCTTCGAGCCGCTTGGCAAAAAGACCGGGCTGCTGTTCCTCGATGTGCCCGTTTACGAGACGGGGGTCCTGACTGTTACCCTGACGCGGGACAATCCAGCCGACGCCGTCAAATGCGGGACCCTGCTGGTCGGCCGTCAGTTTGACATTGGCGATACGGAGCACGGGGTAGATCTCGGGATCATCGACTTTTCGCGCAAAGAGACCGACCAGTTCGGGGTGACTTCGGTCGTGGAGCGCGCCTTTGCCAAGCGCATGTCAGCCCGGGTCGTCATGCAAACTGATGCGCTTGATGACGTGCATCGCACGCTTGCTTCGATCCGCGCGACGCCCGTGCTCTGGATTGGTTCGGAAAGCTTCGAGAGCCTCACCGTCTTTGGCTTCTACAAAGAATTCTCGATCGACCTTGCCTATCCGACGGTCAGCTACTGCAGCCTGACCATCGAAGGCCTCACTTAACCTTTCATCCCTCAGCGCAGGATCTGCCATGCCTATCACGGCCTTGCCCGCGCCGCCCACCCGGTCGGACGCGACAAATTTCAATGCGCGCGCAGATGCCTTCCTTTCGGCGCTGCCAACCTTTGCTACGGAAGCCAATTCGCTGGCCAGCGAAGTAAATGGCTATGCCAGCAATGCGGCAGCAAGCGCGGCAACGGCCACAAATGCGCCCGGGACCAGCGCCACCAGCACGACCTCGCTCGCGATCGGCACCGGCACAAAGGCGCTCACTGTCCAAACCGGCAAGGCGTTTGTGGTCGGGCAGTGGGTGACGGTGACAAGCACGGCTACGCCGACCAACTGGATGCATGGCCAGATTACGGCCTACACCAGCGGCACCGGCGCGCTCACGGTCAATGTGACCGCTGTTGGCGGGAGCGGAACATATGCCGCATGGACGATAGGTCTTAGCGCTCCCTCTCAGTCGAGCGCAGCATTGCTCTCAACCTCGAGTTACGCTGACCCAGCATGGCTCACCTCGCTTTCGGCTTCCAAACTTATCGGCTCAATCACCATTGCTGGCGGCGGTACGGGGGCTGCCACCGGCGCCGATGCCCGCACCAATCTCGATGTTCCCTCACGCAGCGGTGTTGGCGCATCAGGCACCTGGGGGATCTCGATCAGCGGCAATGCCGCAAGCGCCAGCACAGCGACCACCGCGACAGTGGCAGGCACGGCCAATGCGCTTAATACTTCCGGTAATTATCAGCTGGGCTCGCTCGGGGTCGGGACTGCAGCCTCGGGCGTGACCGGTGAAATCCGCAGCACCGGTGATGTCACTGCCTTCTTCGCCTCTGATGCGAGGCTCAAGGAGAATATCCGCCCGATCGAGGGAGCACTCGGCATCGTGCTCGCGATTGGCGGCAAGGCGTTCGACTGGAACGAAACGCATTTGCAGGCCCGCGGCGGAGAAGATGGCTTGTTCGTGCGCAAGGCCGACTTCGGCGTGATTGCCCAAGACGTAGAGCAGGTCTTCCCGCTTGCCGTGCGTACGCGGTCCGACGGCTTCCTCGCGGTGGACTATGCCAAGCTGGCGGCCCTCGCGTTTCAGGCCATCGCGGAACTCAAACAAGAAGTGGATGGCCTTCGCGCAGCTGGGCAGGCGCTGGTCAGCGGTGGAGGCGCCAATGTCTGAGCAGGATCCGGCCGTCGAAATGGCCCTCATTCGGGCTGATCTCGAAGCCGTCCAGGAAGAGCTCAAGGCTGTGCGCAAGGAGCTCAAGGACCTGCTCGATGCCTGGAATACTGCGACCGGCGTTGTCCGCTTCGTCAAATGGCTCTCGACCCTTGTGACCGCGCTCGCGGTGATATTCGCGGCCATCAAGGGCTTTTCGGGCCGCTAACCTTCAGGAGAATTCCAATGAACCCTTTGCCTCCGGCCTATGGCTGGATCGATGACTTGCAGCCGCTCCCCAGGATGGTGGCAGAAGCCCGCAAGCTTTACGGGACCGCAGAAGTCCAGGGATCTGGCGATAATCCCGTGATCCTGGGCTGGGCCAAGGAACTGGGGCTCGCCAAGATCTACAATCATGACGAGATCCCCTGGTGCGGGCTGTTCGTGGCTATTGTCGCCAAGCGTGCCGGCAAGGCGTTGCCCGCCCAGCCGCTCTGGGCGCGCAGCTGGGTTAATTTCGGTAAGGACGGCAGCGCCCAGCCGCAGCTGGGTGATGTGCTGGTGTTCCGCCGCGGCGAGACCTCCGGCCATGTCGGGATCTACATCGGTGAGGATTATGGCGCCTTCCATGTACTCGGCGGCAATCAGTCCGATGGCGTGACCATTACCCGCATCGCGAAGGACCGCTGCATTGCTGTACGCCGGCCCGTCTACAAAGCGGCGCCCGCAACCGCGAAGCCGGTTGAGCTTGCCGCGACCGGCGCGCTCTCGGTGAACGAAGCCTGACCTCACCCCCATCCGCTGTGCCCAAGCAGCCGGATAAACCGCCCGCCGCTTCTGGCGGGTTTTTCATTGGAGAAGTGACATGGAAAACTTGAAGCCCTGGTGGACCTCGAAGGCCATCTGGACCGGCGTCATCGGCAGCCTCTGGGGCGTAGCCGGCACGCTCGGCATCCTGCCGCAAGGCCTCGATCAGACGGATGTCCTGACCGTTGTACTGGCCCTGACCGGCATTGGCGGCGTCTTGTTCCGCAAAACGGCAACCGCCCGCATCGGCTGACGCGACATGGGCGGGAGCTGCGGCTCCCGCCATCCACATTCCAACAGGTGCACCCATGACCAGGCTGACTATCCGCCGCGGCGGCACCCGGCGCCTGCGCGCCACCTTGTTTGCGGACCTTGCTGCGGGGGTTCGTCGAGATCTGACGGCGCTTACTGCTTTCGTGGTCGATCAGAGCCCCAATATCGCTGTGCCGGCTATCACCGTTCGCAGCCCGCCCAATTTGGGCGAAATCGAAGTGCTTTGGACTGACGAGCAGACGGCCCACCTCAAACCAGGGGCTGGCCGGGTATGGCTGATTATCGGTCTCGAAAATGGTGAAGGGGAGCGTGAAGTCCTGCCGGCTTTCACGTTTGATGTCGAATGACCAGCACCGTCCAGATCCTCGAGACGGTGCAGACCATCGTCATCGAGCCCCAAGGCATTGCCGGCCCCCGCGGAGAAACCGGCGCGACCGGCCCACAGGGGCCGCAAGGACCGCCCGGGCCACTTAGCGCACTCAATGATCTCTCGGATGTCGAGCTGGCCCAGCCCGAAGGCGGCGACGTCCTTATTTTTTCGTCTCCCGACAACCGGTGGACCAACACGAATTCGGCCAGGCTGGTCGATGGAGGTAATTTCTGATGGCCAATACTCTTCGTATCAAGCGCCGCGCCGCAGGCGGTGCGGCAGGCGCCCCCGCGTCTCTCGCCAACGCCGAACTTGCGTTCAACGAACAGGATAACACGCTCTATTACGGCGTGGGCACGGGCGGTGCTGGCGGCACCGCGACCTCGGTGATCGCCATCGGCGGCTCGGGCGCGTTTGTTGCGACAACCGGCGCCCAGACCATCGCCGGGGCCAAGACTTTCAGCTCGATCATCTCCGGCTCGATTGATGGCAATGCTGGCACCGCGACCAAGCTGGCCACGGCACGAACGTTGGGCCTCTCAGGTGATGTAACGGGTACTGTCTCGTTTGATGGCAGCGCCAATGCGACCATTGCGGCGACGCTCGCCAATAGCGGTGTAACGGCCGGCACCTATGGTTCAGCCAGCCAAGTCGGTCAGGTCACGGTCGATGCCAAGGGGCGCGTAACAGCCGCCAGCAATGTCGCGATCACCTTCCCGGTCACCTCGGTAGCTGGCCGCACTGGCGCCATTACATTGACCACTACGGATGTCTCGGAAGGCACCAACCTCTACTACACCGACGTTCGGGTGCGCGCGAACCGGCTCGACCAATTGGCCGCGCCCACTGCTGCAGTTGCGCTGAACAGCCAGAAGATCACGGGACTTGCTGATCCTACCGCTGCGCAGGATGCGGCCACCAAGAACTACGTCGATCTGACCGTTCAGGGGCTTGATCCCAAAGCCTCGGTGAAGGCCGCCACGACCGCCAATATCGCATCACTCTCAGGCACCATGACCATTGATGGCGTGGCCCTCGCTGCCGGCGATCGTGTGCTCGTGAAAGACCAGACTACGCCATCCGCCAACGGCGTCTATGTTGTTGCAGCGAGCGCCTGGGCCCGTTCCGATGACCTTTCTACCTGGGCCGAACATGTCTCGGCCTACCTTTTCGTCGAGCAGGGCACCGTCAATGCCGACGTCGGTTTTCTCTGCACCGTTGATGCGGGTGGCACGCTCGGCACCACGGCAATCACCTTCGTCCAGTTCAACGGTGCCGGACAGATCGTTGCTGGGGCTGGCCTTACCAAGACCGGCAATACCATTGATGTGGGCGCCGGGAGCGGTATCTCGGTTGCGGCCGACAGCATCGCTCTGACGGGTCAAGCGCTTGCGCTCCACAACCTCGCAACGAACGGCCTCGTCGTCCGGACTGCTGCCGACACTGTCACCGGGCGGACGCTCGCCGCTGGATCTAGCAAGATCGCAGTCACCAATGGCGACGGGGTGGCGGGCAATCCCACGGTCGATGTCAACGAAGCCAACCTTACGCTGGGGAACATCGGCGGCACGCTTGGCGTGGCCAAAGGCGGCTCTGGCGCGACCACGCTCACGGGCTACCTCAAGGGCAACGGCCCGGCGGCGTTCACGGCATCCGCGACCATTCCCAATACTGACATCACAGGGCTCGGCACCATGTCGACGCAGGCTGCCAACAGTGTGGCCATCACCGGCGGATCGATTGACGGTATCACTCTAGATGGCGGAACTTTCTGATGCCCAGCACCATTCTCTTAAAACGGTCCTCGACCGCTTCCAGCGTTCCAGCAGCAGGATCGCTCCAGGCGGGGGAACTTGCGGTCAACTTGGCCGATCAGAAGCTCTATTCGAAAACCGCAGGTGGCACCGTGGTGCAGGTGGGATTTGGTAATCTGACCTCGGCCATGGTGACGACCGCGCTTGGCTTCACGCCATACAATTCAACCAATCCGAGCGGCTACATAACGGCCAGCGGATCAATCACCGGATCGTCCGGCTCCTGCACGGGCAATGCGGCCACTGCGACCAGATGGGCGACCGGCCGTACAATTGCGCTGACCGGCGATGTCACTGGCACCAGCGCGGCGTTCGATGGATCTGCTGCCCTGTCGTTTGCGGCAACACTGGCCAACAGCGGTGTTGCAGCGGGCACCTACACCAAGGTGACAGTTGATGCGAAAGGTCGGGTTACAACCGGCGCGTCGCTTGCTTCGGCAGATGTAACCGGGGCACTGGGCTACACCCCTGCCAACAAGGCGGGTGAGAGCTTCACCGGTTCGGTCTCGGTTACGGGTACGATCACGGCAACGGGCGATATCACGGCCTATTCTGATGCGTCGCTCAAAACCGACGTCGCCACGATCTCGAATGCGCTCAATTTGGTGAAGAGCCTGCGCGGTGTCTCTTTTACGCGTATCGAGACTGGCCGTCGCGGCATCGGAGTGATCGCCCAGGAATTGGCCGCGGTTGTGCCCGAAGCTGTGCAGGCCAACGATGATGGGCTTTTGTCGGTCGCCTATGGCAACCTAGCTGGGCTCCTCATTGAGGCGGTCAAGGAGCTCGCTGGCATGATAGAGCGGCTAGATGTCAATTAATGCCCCGGTGACTGGATTTCAGGCTGACGCGACCTATGAATTCATGACTTTCATGATTTTGCGTTCTCACTCTTTGATTGTGCTGAACGAAGTGTGCGAGAGACAA